ACGCCGAAATTCATAATTGGGAAAACCATGAAGAGTGGCAAAACATGACCGAAGAAGAGCGAGAAAAAAATGAGGTTGCTCCGGTTTAAAAATAAGAATAGGAGAAAATGAAAATGAAATTGCACGAACAACGCGACCATTACCGAGAGCTCGCCAGCTCTCGGAAAACTTTTATCGAAGAGCTGAAGCGATATGTCGAGTCCGACAAATTCCAGGCTAATACTAACGTGAACGCAAGAGATATAATCTTGAGGATTAGAGAGTACCTGCACACCAATGAGCTCGAAAAGAATGCCGACCTGGGCCCAGCCAAGTGAGTCCAACCTCGAGGGGCGCAAGCCCCTCCCCTCAAACAACACAACACAAAACCTCGAGGCCGCAAGTAGGAGCTCACGGGATCCTGTCTTCAAAAAAAAAAAAATAAACAGAGGCCGCATGCTGAAGGCCGCAAGCAGATAACAACACCAGTAGGCCGCAAGCATATAATATTGCGCGAGGCCGCAAGCACACGCACCCACGCACATAAAAATTTCTGGAGGCCGCAAGCAGAGAGGGTGTAAATCCTGCCGCCCCCCTCCCCGCTCACCCTCACCCCCAACCCCCCTCCCAAATATTCTATACAAGGGGGTGAAAGAGGGGGTGGGTGCGACTCAAACCCTCAATACAGCAAAGATGAGAATCTTTCCAAAAAGCTCAAGAAAATAACGTATTGCGATACGTCATCATTGGCGTATAATCAGGGGAGTTATTCAGCAAGGGGCTGGGTAGCGTCACAATTAGGAGTCTAAAAATGAAAGAACTAAAGTTCACAAATGGAGTCCATGAAGACTGCAAACATAAGATGCCTTCGGCTATCAAGAAAAGTTTGTTGGCTCAAGATGGTGTCTGGACAGATGTGAGTTGGGGTAATGATGAGTTCGCCTCGTTCACTAACGAAGAGAATGGATGGCAACTGCGAATGGGAGATCCAAACCCATTGGTTAGATGGGGTGGTCATCATGAAGATTCTCCAAGAGGTTATCTTGTTGCGTTCAATGTTTATCACTGCGAACCAGAAGAGGGTGACCTTGCACAAGTCTACGAGTCTGATGACTTTGAGATGCTTGCACAGATTGCGAGTCAACCCACACCAAGAGCGAGGGCGTGGAAACACTTCATCAATTCAAAGCAACCAGTCTTTGTCGAAGATACAGACACAGTGATTGACGATTGGAAAGTTAAAGTTTTCAAACCTCACTTCGGTGGCACTCAGACAAACACTGAGGTATCCCATTACTTATATCTGTTTGATGGAAACCTAAGCCGAATTGATCCAGATGATGAATCTACTTTCCCTCCTTACATTGAAAATAATTTCTGGCATGAATCAGAATATCAAATGTGTCTCACGCTGGGGAATGACCAGATAAAAAGTAACGACATGGATTATCTCGAACACTGTTTATTTGAATGGTCAATCAAGCAAGGCTTGCTGGATAACTTCTTGGTATTCAAAAGAGACATCAGGAAAGAAACCATCAAGCTTCACGATCTAACTCATGATTGTGTCCACGCAATGTACGATGAGTTGGCCAAGCGTTTACCTAAGATCACTGAAGGCCATGTTAATCCTTGGCATCAAGGTCGTATTGAATCTGCGATAAGCGAAGCGATTCTTGATTGGGTACAGACCAACGATCACAACAACGAATATCTAATTAAGGAATCAGAATGAAAGAATTTAAAGTCACGGTTACGAGCGGATACAAAAAGATTTATTACGTTGAAGCAGAAAGCTGGGAGGATGCTGAAGAAATGGTTTCAGTCACTGAAGACTCTCCAGACTTTGAAGAGTTCAGCGGAACAAAAATCGAGGCAGAAGAAATCGAAGACAGGATTTCTGAGCCAAAAGAAAATAAAAGAATTGTTCTTAATGACAAACTAATCGCGTCTATCGGAGGGAAGTTAATCGACAGATATTATCGTGCGGTCGTATTGATTGGCGGTAGATCTGATAAGGATGAATACGCCCCCAATGGAAACCCAGACCTCATTGCGATTGAACAGCCATATGACAGTGGCGAGTGGGGTAGCACTGGTGGTTCTTGGTACGTTGAAACCCTGATGGGGCGTGATGAAGATTTTCCTAAAGATGAGCCAAGCGATTCGATCTGCATGGACGGTGGCCAACAATGGAATATAGAAAGCGGAATGCTTGATGTATTCAAAGCTTATGAACAACTTAAATCGGAGGAGTCCAAATGATTCACAGACATGTAACGAACACTGGTAGGCAAACCATCAAAACAAAAGATCTAAATCCTACTGATACAAAAGGTGCAAGAATAAAAGCAAGTGCATCTGGCTCTGGTAACAAAGAAACCGTGACCACTCATTACGATTATGAAATCTCTCATTCAGAGAACCATGATCTAGCGGCTGGGATGCTTCTATCAAAGCTGGGTTGGTCAAATAAAAAGAGACTCATTGGCGGTCATGGTGGACAAGTTGGGTATGTGTATGTAGTCGTAGACAAAGAAGAGCAAGAATATTGGATACCAGCGGGGTACAAGGCCAACATCGAAGAGGTCCAGAATTATTTGTACCAAGCCCCTTGGGACGATGAGAGTTTGTGGGACGTTCTCCATTGTAGTGAAGAGCTTAACTTCACTGGGTCATTTGATGGATCTGCGAGGGACTTGAACAGAGCATTCCAAGAGGGAGCGTCTTTACTGTTCAATGACCTCAAGGCATTCCATTACTGGGACAAGGGATTTTCTCAAGGTATTGGCTACAGCATTACGACCTTAGCATCAACGCTATGCGAGAAATGGGAGATAGAACAAGACGCAAGAGAGGAGGTAATAATCTAATGGATAAATTCACTGAACTGTTAATCAACTCAGGCTTTGAGCTTGAAGAAACTGGGGGTGGTTGTACCGCCCTCATGGGAATTCTTTTACCAAAGAAGTCTAATGCTTGGGACATCTGGATCATGATCACTGACAGTCAAGGTGGCACAGACTTCTCTCATGAAGAGATACAAGGGGATATATTCATAGGCATCTACGAGGGTCATCCCATGCATGACAAAGAATTGTTCACCATCAATGGGAAGATCGATAAATTTGAAAAGATCTGCAATGCATTCACAAGAGATCTTGATGATGGTAATTCAATCATTACTGAGGAGAACTGGTTGTGATTGATAAACTTGAACTAAAAAACGTGGAATGGAACAAGAGTTATTCCAAGGCGACCCACTGCTACAGGCTAACGGTGTACTGGGAGGGTGAACGCGCCTTCAAGGCATCCAATGATGGGAGTGGGGCGCATACAGAATACCATTCATGCAAAGATCATAGCGAGCAAGCATTTGAATCCTTATTCAAGACAGTTGCTGATCACTGCATCGAGCATGTAACAGAAACCAACCCAGCCTTCTTCGAGGAGATCGTAAACCAGGCAGGCTATGGAAACTTATGCGTGGAGTATCAGATCAACAAGCTGCTCAATGATTCATTCATTCTCAAGAACATGAACAAGATCATGAAGAGCAAGATCTGCCTACTGGATTCGGAAGGCCGCATATTCACCATCAAGATGAGGCCATTGGATAAGACTTTGGCATTCATAAACAAGCAAGTGGAGAACGAGACTTACAGTGAGCTCACAATCATGAACACCATGACTGAGTTGGAGAAGTCTAACCACTGGCGTACATCAACAGACAAGGAATGATAATGAACGATGAGCAGAACTACCCTAGTGAAATAGAAAATAGAGGAGGCATGAGGGATAACTCTCCTAACCTTCATCTATTCAAGAAGCACCGACAGTTTACCTGTCACTGGTGCTCTAAGGAATTCACCAGCATGCAAGCCAATGCGAGGTTTTGTTGTACTGAGCACAGAGTCTTGGCCAATCGAATAGATCGAGCGGTAAAGAAAAGGCGCAGGCTGATGGACAGAGACAGGCTTGGTCCTCATGTAAGGCCAATGAGTCTGATCAAAATCAACCAACCAGAAGAAGAGGAATGATAATGAACGATTACACTGTTATATGCGAGACAGACAAAAACTACAAAACAGAATATGTTTTTCAAGCAATAAGCTTTCACGACTGCAAGCTGCAAGCTAAAGAGCATGGTTTGTTTGGTGACAGACCAATAAGAATCGAACAAAGGTTTGAATATTTCACTGAAAGCGAGGGGTTTTAATGAGTTACAAAGCATACATATATCGGTTAAGAACCGAACAAGACATTGACGATTTAAAACAATACTTGAGCAAGATGGAGTGGGTGATGGAGGATGGTGATGTTTATTCTGCTGCCATATTCGAGTGGTTCTATGAAGTAAATAAAACCATTCCGATCAAAGCTTACCGATCAAGCAAAGTTATTTTTGATTATCAACCAACTGATCTAGTCGCGGCATTGACAGTTGATCGAGGGCATTTATACACCTCATTGATCGAAGAGGGAGAGTTGGAGTTTTCTTCCGACAATCCTCCTAGATTCAATAGACTGGATGAAGAAGAGCTACCTCTTGAGCGACCAGAACCAGGGATGATTAGCGTAAAAGATATGTTTATTTCTGACATCAGTGAGCCACCTAACAAAAAACCATTGGAGGAATATCTTGAATGGAAAAAGAATGCCCTCTGGGAAAAAGCCAAAGTCAGACTCAAGGAGTTGCAATCATGAAAACAAACTCATGGCCTAAGACCAAAAACTCCTTATATGAATTATGTAAAGAGTTCTCTGAGACATACCAGATCGATGCGCTGGGTATGGGGATTGAGAACCTGAAGAAACGAATCAGTGCTGAAGACTGCATACGCTTGGAAGAAATATCCGGTGCGATCAAGACCAAGCAATACAGGGTTACGCTTTGGACAGAGATCTTTGCCAAGGATGATGCTGAAGCGGAGGACAAGACTGCACAGATGGCTAAGAGTGTTTTAGCTGTCTTCAATAAACACGGTGACATTTTAATGGATATCGAATTCAAAGACATAACAGAAGGGGAATAATTCATGAACGAAATAACTATAGATCTTGACGGAGAACCAGTCTTAACAGGCAAAGAAGCTTACGAACCTGATGACATTTGGTGGTCAATCTATTCATACACAATGCCAGAAGACGTTGCTGACTGGGTTGAAGCCAACAACGTGGGACACAGTATAGAAAGAAGACCTGACGGAAGACCGCTCAAAGTCATAGATGACTTTGAAGATGGTGAGTACGGATTAATGCTAAGTCACTACCAAGAAGTAGAAACCATTTCAAAAGATGGCAGAGTGGCGTGTAAAAAAATGGAGCATGTGTACTACATATCCACCAACAGAGTGACCATCAAGGATGGATTAGTTGATATTGATTCAGTCAAGAAAGCGACTGCTGAATTGCTCAATCGATGTGGATACTGGGGTGAGTTTATCGAGGCACTCTGGAAAGTTGACTTTGATGTTGGGCTGCTTGATAGATCCAAGCTCATTCGCCTAGCACTAGGTAGCTAGTCCTCAATCTCCTCATCAACCTCATCATCGATGTCCTCGATCTCATCGATGTCCTCAAACTCTTCAACCAACTCTTCATCTGACTCAACATCAGGTGAAGAGTTCTCAATCCTTGCCTCAAGAACAGGCGCAAGTTGATTAGAATCAATCAACTGTCTCAACCTGGACTCCACCTCTGCACGATCCATCTGATCAATACTGCCATGCTTAATCTCTTTCCTCTCAACCATGAGGCCAGCAAGCTTTGCTCTTCCCAACTCTGCGCTCACTGCTGCGCCATAGCTTCCATCCTCAAGCGCAGCATCCCTGATCACCTTCAGGTCTCTAGCCACCTTGTCAAAAGTAATCTCATACTTTTTCTGCTCACCTTCCTGAAGCTCTCGAATCTTTTCCTGTATATGCCTGTACTCTGGACTGTGAAGTAATCGAGGGGCGACCACCTCTGGAAACCGATAGCCAGCACGATGAGCGCAATCAGTATTAGTCAGATCCTGATACACATAAAGCTGCACAAACTTTTGTTGTTTCTTGGTGAGTGTTTGTTTCTTCTGCTTGATAAGATATTTATTAGCATCAGATGCGATGTCATCTTCAGGATCAATATCAACAGTGGAATTTAAAACAACTTCACTCATAACGAGATTCTAATCGAAATCTTTTTCCTTCATCAACAATATTTTTTCTCGATGAAACCCAGGTCTACTCTGCGAATGAGTAAACGAACCAAAATGTTTTGACTTACCTGAGTGTTCAAGCTTACCTGATTTCACAACCAGCCCATGAAACTTAACCTGATGAGCCCCAACTCCAATCGGTACTTGTACAATCTCACCACCACCTTCAACAAACTTATCCACCATCTCGCTCAACTTCTGACTCAACTCTGCTTTTGTTTTACTCATATGATTCTCCTTTTAAATTTTTTTTCATTTTTTCCCACCCTCAATCTCCCTACTCAAAGAGGTAAAAGTAGAGGGTATATTTATATAGCTATATACCTCTCTTTAGAGAGTGACCCTACTGACCCTATGACCCACCCTTATAAATCAATAACTTAGCATACCGTAGGGTCAAGGGTCACGGTGGGTCAGTCTGACCCTACCTGACCCTACACTAAACCGCGCCACAGTAGGGCTTTCAGCTAGGTAGGGTCAATCGACTCCGTTTTTTTGACCCACCCCTTTGACCCTACCAGAGTCAGTCTATGCCGATCTAGAATTTACTTTAACTTTCCCTCCTAAGTGTTTTTACTCGTCCTTCAGATTGAAGGTATATTTTCTACTATCAACCAAAGCCTCGGCCTCAACATCCAGTATCACTTCGCCCAGTTCCTGTATGATCTGGGGTAGCACAGCGTTGCCTAATCCTTTGAGTCTGTCCACCCGATTGGGTATCCCATGAGCCACTCGACCCACATCGGGTTCAGGCTTCCACTCAGCTTTCCTTCTGGGGTTTGATAACCTGACTCGGCTTCGACTGAGTCGCTCAGTGTGTTGGTCATTGGGTTGCGCCCTGACTTCTCCATCGACTCCTTGCTTCGAGCGCCCTTGTACTCCCGACTTGTTGGGGTGGGCCACTGTTTCGCTTTCTTCTTTACGGCTGTTGATAGACCGTCCCCGCTTGTCTTGCTTAAACCTTTTCGATTGTGGTTGCCATTCACTGTTGGAGTCGGCCAAAGTCTGATTGGGTTGTCGCTCAGTGAGTCCTGAACTGCGGCTCCGATATTCCACCCGTGAGTGCCATCTTTGTGAGATGGGGCCACTCCCTCTCCTCCCTTCATCGCTGTTGGTGTCGGCCAAAGATGTACCGCCCGATTCAAAGTGATCTGGCTGTGATTTCCCGTTTTTGGGTTGTACGCTCTTTCCCCCGGCTGGGCGGGTCTTCCGTCCTTTGTCTTCAGGTCGTGTATGAACTGCCCCGCCCCCGCCTGACTTGCTGACGGGGTCGGCCACAACCATCTCTCCATGGTCTGAGGGTCTACCTGCTCCCTCAGATTCGATGGTCTTGATCGACCCTTGCGGTGACCGTTCTTGAGTTTCTCCAGAGCTTCGGGAGATCTCTGAGGCAAATGATCCATCGTGCTCGGTGTCGCCCACATCTTCACCTCCTTCGAAAGGCTGTCTTGATTCGCTGTGTCCATGTTCTTCCAGTCCGAACTCAGGGGTGTATTCCAAAGCCCCTCTTCCTTTTTTGTGGGCGAGGATGAAGACTCGGTCTCTTCTGTGTCTGGCATCGAGGGCACAAGCTGGAAGTACAAACGCTTGTGTGGCGTAACCTTCATCTTCCAAGTCAAGAAGCACGTTGTCGAGTTCCATGCTGATGATCCCAGTAACATTCTCACCAAAGACCCAAGCTGGCTGTACCTCTCGTATGACTCGATACATTTCTTTCCAGAGTGCTCGGTCATCTTCCTCGCCTCTTCGTTGCCCGGCAACACTGAATGGCTGACAGGGGAATCCCCCGCAAACAAGCTCAACTGATCCTCGGTACTCATTACCATCTAACTCCTTAATATCATTATGTATAGGCACATCAGGCCAGTGCCGCCTTAATACTTTCTTGCAGTACTCATCTTGCTCACAGAACGCAACAGTCTCCATACCAGCCCACTCAAGGCCAAGACTGAAACCCCCTATACCACTGAATAAATCTAATACTCTCAAATTAATCTACCTTAATTAGTGTGGTGATTGAAGGGATTGGCAGCATGAAAAAGCCTATCAGCAAGGCTATGCGGAACTGCACTTCATCCCCCCTTTTTCTTTAAACCTCTGTGTTATGAGGCAGGAATTGTGCGAGGTCACCACTCCCCACACATTTTCCTCCGCATTCTTTTATGATGTTATGCATACATTTATGCCTGTCCATACCCAATCCCTAGTATTTTAAAATCCTTATGCTTATAATCGGCCTGTTCATCCCCTAGATGGACGGTCCCTATTGCTTTGGGATTTCTCAGGCCAGTCAATTTAGACTCCTGGCTGGCTTGAGATATTTTATCCTTACTCTATCTCCCACGGTTTCTGATTCGGATTGTTCTCTAGGTAATGCCACACCGCTTTGCCCGGATCAGCGTAAGTCTTAACCACATCACCCATGTACTTTTGTACAAAACTCACCGCCCTCTGAGAAGCTTTATTACCATGGGGCATACGAGCTTTCTTCAGTGTCTCTCTTGCCAGCATCTCCAACTCATTACGCTTGTAGAATGTAGTCAGGCTCATAGCACCCGCCACAATCTGAGCGATCTTGACCTCATCCTCCTCGGTCTGCTTCGCCTGCTTAGGAATATTATGGGCAGTGAACTCATTCATCTTCCACATGCCCTCGTTGAAATCAAATCGAGCTGTATGCTCATCGGGCTCTTTCGCATTACGCGCCTCGTAGAAGAACGATACATCGGGCCGCTCTCCCCCTAGCTTGATGCCTGAATCGAACCAACCAGCGAATGCTGAACCACCTCTGGCAGACATAAAGGTTTTATCATCTGCTCTTTCCTTGCCTGTATGGTGTGCGATAACCACACTGACATTGTTCAACTCAATCAGTATGTCTATGCGATCCAACAGTTTATGTATCTCACTGTTGTTATTCTCTTCACCATCAAAAAAGTTAATCACTGGGTCAATCATCACAATGTCTGGGTCATGAAAAGCAATCTCATCAGAGATAGCCTGTATGTCTCCATCCCTCATGAGGTTCTTTCTCAATCGACCAGTAACAATCAGGTTGTCATAACCCATGGGTATCAGATCATCACTGGCAGCAAAGCGTCTGTAATACATTTCAATTCGTTGCTTGAGAAACTCTGCAATAATCTCTGCCTGTAACCACATTACCTTGAGCGGTCTACTGAATGGCACATCAAGAAAGTCAGTACCCGTAGTAGCACCAGCCGCAAAACCACCAAGCCAGTTCGACTTACCGATCTTTGGTTTACCGAGTAGCAACACCCGACTGTTCTCAAAGATAAACTTATCTCCCCAGAACAACTCGATCTCGCTGTCATCAAGGTCTACCCACTCAGCAGCGGAGAAAGGCTGTAACCCAAGCGGTCCTTCTTTAGGTGCGTCAACAATCTCAATCGGATCTTCTTGTGACTGTATGTCTTTAAGATCCTGACTAAGATCCATCTCCCATGTAGAGGTTTCCCACTTCATAATCCCAGCATCAACATCATCTGGGTGTCTTTTGATATGACCTGAAGTAATACTGATGACTGTACGAGTAACCTCCATGAGGTCCATGGGAGGGAAACAGGTTTGATTCCAATCCTGTGCCTTGATCAACACTTCCCTCATCCCCCAGCCTTCCTTGACCCACTTACCCACCAGCCTAGCCAGTGTGTCGTTACGAGTCCCAGGCTCGACAGGATCCTCTGTCAGTTTCTCCCTGACCAGATTCTCTACTGTCGCACCAGTATTAAATTCATGGATAGCTTTCAGATCTTTCTCGCCTAGCAAAGGCAGATCATCCATACCATCCATGTGATAATTCTTATCGAAGTGCCATTGATATCCTTCGCTTGGGACGATCATGACATAGCCGCCATCGCCTCTGACATCAAGCTTGTTTTTGCCAGCACTATTCCTGACTATGAAACTGCCAACAGAATACAGGTAATGTGACCCACCTCTTGGTGTAGTCTGCTTGAGTGGAGTTCGACTGATTGAGCCTTCATCCACCCACTTAACACTCTCATCACTATCCGCATCGACCACCACAAAGTTGATACCAGTGATCGCTGCCCAGTTAGCTTGTGGATACTGCCTGTGCCACTGCTCAATCTCATCGTGGGAGGGCTGTATTTTCTGGTAGTGTTGCCACTTAACACGCGGAGTCTTAGCCCAGCGTGACTGTAATTCTTGTTCTGAATCAAAGGGATGGCGTGATCTAAAGTATTTGGGAACCACCTCCGATGGCGATCCGCATGGTATCAAATGGAAGCCATGCTCCCACAAATAAAACAGTAACTCTTCCTTTGCTTCAGGCGATATTTCGCTTTGGTTTTCTATCGGCAGAACAAATGACATTCCTATCCCCTAACTGGCACACCTTTTCTTTTTTCTAGCGGCCTACTTTTTGTTTTTGATCGATCCTCTGGTATCGCAATGGTGCTATGGATCTCACTGGCTGGCCCATAAATAGACTCCCAGTCCAGCTGTCCATCAGACATATGCATGAAAAGCTTCGCTAACTTTACAGACGGAGATCGATTGAGTAAACGATACTGACTGATAGATCCTTTAGGTTTGCCAGTTCTCCTGGCTACCTCCTCATCGCCTAGTTCCCATATCCAATCTGCTAATGTAACTTTATTCATAAAACCTCACCTGCCAAAACACACCGCACCCTAACTCAACCCAAGTCAACTCAACGTAACTAGACAAACCCATACATACCTGCCAAACCACACCGGAACCTAACGGACCCGAACTCAACACAACGTGCCTAGACTAACCAAAACATACCTGCCGAACCGTAATCTAATCGACCTCACCGTAACGTACCAGAACCCGACTCGCCTAACCTGCCAAACCGTACAAGAACGAACCGCAACCTAACCCAACGTACCCCGACAAATCTGCCGTACCTTATCGAACCGCACCGAAGCCAAAATCAACCCACCCCACCTTACCTGCCGAACCATAACGCACCCAATCACACCGTACCAATCTGAAACGCACCCGACCCTACCTGCCACACCGAAACGGAACTAGCCGTAACACAACACGCCTAACACCAACGCACCTTACCTGCCAAACCAGAACAAAACGTACCGTACCGCAACCTAACTTATCCCGCCGAAAACCAACCCACCTTACCTGACCTGCCAAACCTAAACTCGCCGCACCCAAACGAATCTGACCATGTCATAACTCGCCTTACCTGCCATACCTAGTCCTAAGCTACCGTTGCCTGCCGAACCGAGTTTTACCCAAACCAGCCTTACCTGCCAGACCAAACCGCATCCAGACCAAAGCAATTTATTTTTTAAGAAACAAATTGATTGGTTCCAAGACATCAGAAAGCTCAGTCAATGCTTTGTACTTGTTGTGAAATGCATTAAGTTCTTTTCGAGCAGTTTCAATAATTATCTCTCTGCCTTCAGGATCTTTAAGCATGTCAAAAGTATTGAGCCAAAACCGTTTTGATTTATCATTACATTCCACGTTAACCCGCTGGAATAAACGAATCTCTGTAGGTTCTGTTTGATCATTGTTTAACTTCTCAGTAACCACCACCAAAGATCGCTTGATCTTCTTCTCTGTATTCAATCGATACTTGTCACCAGCTACTGCGTCATCCCATTCAAAGTCATTGTGTAAAACAGACTCAGGATTTCTAGCATGCTCTACTAAAGAGCCATCGGGGGCGTAACCCCCGTGGCGCTTGTTGAGAGCTTCTATTTCTTTAAGAGCAGCCTTTGCGTCTGCTTTAAAGACAGATCCTTTTCTCCACTTTACTTCAGTGTAAACAGGATTCATGCTGCTTCCGATTCAAAGTCTATGAAAGATTCCTTCAGTTGAATCTCATGCTTGAACTCTCTGTCAACCTCGAATCGACCGTACTCTCCACCTTTTTCTGGACGCATCTCACCCAGCCCAACACCAAAACCAGCCCTTTGGATTAGATTTAATATGGTGTTTTTAGTAAGAGATTGAGAATCAAACTCCAACCGAACAATCATGGACCAGTTACGAAACTCAGGACGATAACGGAGATCAGTAGAGCCCATACCGACTTTGACTATATCTTCTCTCATGATCGGATCATCTGATTCAAAGGCGCACAGATTGTTAACTGCATCATCAGGTATGATGAACAAAGACTTTCTAAGCAAAGTTTTTTCAAGCCCTATGTCTTTGTGTGCAGAATTAATCAAACACCTTTTAAGTCCACCCGCTGGGAAACCAAAGCGTCCATCCTCACAAACGTAAGCAGCATCCTTGAACTCTTGTTCAGGATCTCTAACGTCACGGTTTTTAACCTTCACCCCCTGGTGCTTGTCCCGCATCATCTGCTTTGCTTTCTCGCTCCACTTATGTTCAATCAAAGCAGAGATACTCTTTATGCGCGTAGTCAGGATTGACTGTTGCATTGTTTCCAACGTAATTACATTACTCATTCTATCTTCCTTAGCGGCTATGCCGCGCTATTGCTTTAGTAAATTAACTAGCCTTAACTAATTAACATTGAGGAGTCTAAGGGAACAATTTTGTAATGGTCAAGTATTTTTTGTAATTATTTTTGTTTGAGGGGTTGACATATTATTTTACTTGTTCAGAATCGGTTGTGTGGTTGGTTAGTAGATAGATGGATGGTAAAAGGAGTCTAATATGAGCGAAGTAAATTCGTTGGCAAAGCAATTGATTGCGGCGCAACGCAAAAAGATAGAGATAGATGAATGTATTAAAGATCTAAAGAAAAAGATTTTAGATACAGAAGACGCTTCTCAAATCTTAACCCCCTTGTCTAATGAGGGCGGTAGCAAAACTCAAAACGGAATAACCTTTTCAATAGGTCGAACTCATTTGTGGAATCAAGAAGCTTTAGATGAAATTCTAGAAGCTACTCCCAGAGAGCACTGGCCTCCATTTGTGCGACAAATCACCGAGTATAAAGTCGATAACACCGTATGGAATAAGTGGGCATTAGCTAATCCAGGCTTGGCCGAACCATTCCATAGGGCTCATTCGATTCAACTTGGTGACAGATCAATTACAAAAATTGATATCGATAAGTTAAACAAGGAGGACTAGATGTCCCTATTAAATCAGGTAGAAAATCGAGATCAAAGTTCTGTGCCTGTAGTAAGGATGAATATTCAAGGTACTGATGGCGTGGGTAAAAGCACCTTTGGTGCTAGTGCCGAGTCGCCAATATTCATTCAAGCAGAAGATGGGTTGTCATTTATTGACGTACCCAGATTTCCGCTCTGCAATACATGGAATGAAATCTTAGATTGCGTGGAGTCTGTAGCGAATGAGCAACACAACTATAAGACTGTTGTTCTGGATACTACAGATAGAGCTTCTTCTCTCTGTCAGCAACATGCTTGTGAGCAGAACGGATGGAAGAGCATTGAAACTCCAGGCTTTGGGAAGGGCTTTACTGCTGAAAAGGAGTACTGGCAAAAATTATTAGATGGCTTTGATTTTTGCATTCGTAAAGGGATCAATGTAATTCTTTTGTCTCATGTACAGGAGAAGACATTCAACGATCCTGAACGCGAACCCTACGATAGATGGACCATGCGCTGCCCGAAAGGCGTGAACGCTTTAATTAAAGATTGGGTTGATTTCAACCTCTTCGCATCCTACGAAACCAATACGGTTAAAGAAGGATCGAACAAAGCGAGAGCAGTCTCATTCGGTAATCGTGCATTGTTCACTAAGTTTGCTGCTGCATATGACGCAAAGTCGCGTATCGAGTTGCCAGATAAAATTGATTTTAGCTGGGAGTCTTTTTATACGCATTACACTGCTGCGTTATCTAACAAATCTAATACTCAAGATATAGTCAAGGAGGCCGTATGAGTTTTTTCGATGGAACTAATCTCTCTCAGGTAGAGGAAACTGGGGATTACACCCCAATACCAGAAGGTGAATACACTTTGGAAGCTACTGCTTACGAAGAAAAAGTTTCTTCTGCTGGTAATCAAATGTTGAAGGTTGAGTACACGGTAACTGGTCCTCAGTTTGCTGGTCGAAAGATCTTTGAAAACTATGTTAAGGGACAGCCTGTTGCTTATGGAAGGCTCAAGTCTTGGATCATTTCTAGCGGGTTGTCTGGGGATCAGGAGGTGTCACAGCCTTTGATCAACAGTGCCATGAATCGTAGATTCCAAGCTAATATATCCATTGACCCAGGTTCTAATGGATACGGCCCACAGAACAAGGTCAAGAGTTTCTTGAAACCTCAACAGCAACAAGCACCACAAATGCAGCAACAGCCTGTTCAACCTGTACAGCCCACAGCAAATCCTCAAGCTGTGCAGCAAGAACAGATACCAAATGGTAATGCTCAATTCAATGCCCAGTGGTCGAAGTAATTGAAGTAGTATTTAGGGTAGGCAAAAAAGAATTTCGGCAGGTTTTCTTTGATGCTGACAAGGATGAGGTCGATCACTTTATCGACCGAATCCTCCCTAATGATTTAATTCGAGTTATTCGGAGGAAGTATGGACATTGATGTAGATGTGGATGCGAATGAAGAAGAAGCGGTATTGTTTGAAAATGTTATTGGATACTTTGATGCAATAGTTGAAGAGGGAGCCAATGCAGAGTCTTTGGCCACCATGATGATGACGTTTTCTATCTCTTATCTTTATTCTTTTTTCTCAGTAAAAACAATTGATGAAAATATAGAGCAAATTAAAAAGCAAATTATTAATTCAAAGTTTTTAATGGAGAAGGAGAAAGAAGCTAAAGTTATTAGGCATTGAGAGGTGTTTATGAACTACGAAAGAAAAAAACAATCTGTAATGAGAGTATTAGATAAACCTGATCTCTCTTCATGGGCATTGGAATATTGGATGAATGTATACGTTGGGTTACACAAGGCAGAGCAAAATGCAGTTACGCGAATACCAGAAAGAATCCATTGATAAAATTAAATACTGGTTTGGTACTCAGGTATCCAAGCCAGTATTGGTTTTACCAACAGGTAGCGGAAAGACCATAGTCTTTGCCACTCTAATCAAAGAACTTTTTAAACTTAATCCAAAGAAAAGGTTTTTGATACTAGCTCACAGACAGGAGTTAGTTAGTCAGGCCAGAGACAAATTACTTAGCGTTTGGCCGTGCGCTCCTTGCAGTGTGATGGCTGCAAGCTTGAATGAATACGATGCAACGGCTCCTATTGTTATAGCAAGTAGAGATACTCTTGCATCAAAGAAAAGATTATTAGCATGCGAACCATTTGATCTGGTTGTGATCGATGAGGCGCATCATGTAGCTCCTGATAAGAGCACTAGATATAGAAAGATTCTTAGCCATCTAGAAGAGATAGGAGATCCATATGTCATGGGTGTTACTGCTACGCCATACAGAATGGGGCAAGGATATATCTATGGTATGGAAGATCACTATTTCGGTGGTGTAGCACATCAAGTAACGATTCCAGATCTTATCGAGCAAGGTTACTTGTGCAGACTCTCAGCATTTGCAGTAGCTGACAGTGCTGTTATTGATGCTTCAAGCGCCAGAGTAAAGTTTAAAGGTGGAGACTACAGAGAGTCAGACCTTGAGTTGATTGCCATGGAGGATCAAACCATTGTTTCAATCATAGATGATTGGGTTGAGAAGGCATTCAGTAAAGGGAGAACCAGTTCTGTTTTCTTCTGTGTGACTGTAGCTCATGCATACAAAATGTGTATGTATCTTAAAGAGAGCGGCATCAAAGCGGAAGCTATTACAGCGGAAACCCCAGGGGCAGAACGCAAACAAATACTTAAAGACTTCGAGTCAGGAAAGATAAATGTATTGTGTAATGTAGCCGTGCTCACTGAAGGCTGGGATGCACCAAGAACAGATTGTGTTGTAGTGTTGAGGCCCACAAAGTCATTAGGTTTGTATGTTCAGATTTGTGGTCGAGGCATGAGAACGTGGGGAGATAAGAAAGATTGTTTACTATTGGACTATGGCGAGAACATGCAACGTCATGGCTGTATAGACACTGCAAAACCATCTGCTGTATCTGAAGACCAAGAAGAAAAAGACAAGATATGGATCTGTGATTCTTGTCTCAGGGTGAATGATTGGGATGAAAAGGTTTGTTTGGAGTGCGGGGATGCCAAGCCTAAGCCAGCCCCCATGGAAGAAGAAGAAATAGAATTCAACAAGAAGACAAGCGATAAAGATGTAGCTACTTCTTATGAAGCTGCTCAAGGTTATGTTCTTTCGGATGAATTAAAAGAAGCTCAAGTTAAAGAAGAAACTAGACAGGTAAGCAATGTCATGGCTGAAGCTACTGTATCAGCTAACGGTAACCTTTACTGCAAAGTTAAGTTCATGACTTATGACAGTTATTATCCTTACAGTTTGCCATTAATGATTGGCATGTCTGGCAAGGCTGGGCTCGCAGCTCAAAGCAAATGGAATAGATTGGCTAGAGAAAAGGGTTGTGAGCCCGATACAGTTCATGAAGCTGTCGAACTAATTAATGATGGGGTATTTGATAGTATCCGTGAAATAGTAGTCAGAAAAGAGGGTAAGTACTGGAATGTTGTCAACGCAAATTTTTGAACAGATCGATGAAAAGATTGTTGAGCTTGAGACTCGATATCGTAATCACCTGGGCATGAGCGGAATAGGAGATGACGATGAAAGAAAACTTTGGCTAGGGTTCAGACACTGCCTTAATTCTAGTTTTGAGGGGCGCATGCTTAGATTATTTAATCTAGGAAACCGCATCGAGGATCAGGTTGTAGATGACATCAGAAGGACTGGGATCATTGCGGTCGCTAGTGAGGATGAGAATGGTAAACAATTTAGCGCGTCACTTCTTGGTGGACACTTTGCTGGATCATGCGATGGAATACTTAAAGGTGTATTACCAGAGCCCGATGAAGAGACTATTGTTCTGTTAGAAGTAAAAAGTGCCAACGATAAGCGTTTTAGAGAACTCCAAAAAGAGAGAGATTACGGGGGTTGGAGTGAAACTTATCGTTGGCAAATCCATTGCTACATGGGTGCGATGAGTTTAACACATGCTTTAGTCGTTGTGGTAAATAAAAATAACAGCGAGATTTATTCTGAGATTATTGAGTTTGATCCAGTCATATGGGAGAAGGCTCAAGAGAAAGCAAAGAAAATAATATGTAGTGACGCGCCTCCTCCTCCATCAAGATCTGAAAGTGATTGGCGTATCAAGAACGAAAGCTCTGTATATCAGGACGTTTATTTTAAAAGGCGATTACCACAATCCGTTAACTGTCGCAATTGTAAAAATTCAAAACCTGTTGTAGAAAGTAATGGAGCCGTTTGGTATTGCTCTCGCAGGAATAAAGCGTTAACTGATGAAGAACAACGCATTGGTTGTGATGATCATTTGTGGATACCTGCATTGGTCAATGCTGATTACCTTCCTGATAAAAGTAATGAGGATGAAGTCGCTTACCGAGTGGGCATCATGACAATATTTAATGTGATATCTAGCAAACGAGGCGAGTATCGATACACCAGTTGCGAGATGCGTGAGTTATCTAAAACAAAGTTTGATTTAAAGATGATTGAGAGTATGGAGCCAGTTAGGAATGAGTTCGATGGAACTTATGTTGAGGTTAAAGATGAGGCGACCATTCCGTTTTAAGCTGTCTTCTCTTGGATTACGGCTGCTCTTGGGTTTTTTACTATGACTATTACTGTTCCAGGGTAAAGGGCTTCCACTAATTTTTTCTTTAGTTTAAATACCTGAGTGAGTACTCCCTTGGTATCTTCTACCACTGTCTCACCATTTACTTTGTATCTAAAGTCAGCAATGTATTTGCATATGCGCGTACCTTCAACATCACATTCGTAGGGAACCTGTACTTCTAGATCAGTAATGTGGCCACTGTTCTCTAATGCTTTAAGGATCTTGTATCGAGCGCCTTCTAGTTTGGAATCAAACACAATGCCATCGTACTCAACCTTGATTGCTTTGTACTTGGACTTTCTTTTGAATTTCAATCTGTACCCATGAGTTTATCTATTTCTACATCTCTCAATGCTTGGCTTGCCCGATTAAATAACGAAGGAACTTCTTGTTTTATTCTTTCTGGTAGTGGCTGCGGCCTTGGTTGCCTTGGAGGAGGCAATGGGAAAGTTTGTTGTTGATTGTATGATCTTCTCATTTCTTCTTGAATATCAGATAAAGGAATAACATTTCTAATTTTATCTTCTTCTGCTTCATAAGCTCCGACATAAACAGATGGAGGAGGAGTGTAAGGAATGTACTTATGATTAAATACTGATTGCCAATCAGCAATTTTCTTTTCTTTCAACAATCTAACCATGTCTGACTCTGGCATGCCAAGCAATCTTGCATCATCTAAAGCAATAGATAAATCTCTTAATGCTTTGTATCTTCTTTCGTTAGCTTTTTTATAAGCAGCTAATGCTTCCTCTGGTATACGAGGACCATACGCTTTTTTTAATCTTCTATAGTCTTCATTGGCTGCAAGAATTTCAGCTCTAGCTTCTTCAGCTTTATACCCTAGACTTCTTTCAATATCCATCTTAACAGTTTTAACACCAGACATTGCTTGTCCCATTTCATTAAAGAAGTCTAACTGCTTACCTCTTTCGGAAACTCTGTATTTAGGATCAATTAATTTGCTTTCTACTAAAACTGACCTAGGTAAATCGCCAAGCTTGAAAGATCTAGAGGGATCTCCAAAACCACCTAAAGCTTCAAAAGATTTTAATGGAGATATTTGAGGATTAAATTCCAGTGGAGACATTTGTGGAATTAATCCATTAACAACATGGGTAATTCCTCCCCATGCTTTTTCTCCTAGATTAGCCCCAGGCGCATATATTGAAGTACCAAATCGTGTTTTACCATCTCTGGCTCCTATATCTAACAGTCTTTCAGTAATCATTGATTCGCCAAAAAACGGTTCAAAGAAATCTAAAACAACAGTATCCATTATGTCCAATGCAATTTCGTTTAATTCTTTTTCAGAACGAACTCCATTATCAACTGCATTCTGTACACCAAATGCTACGCGAGATAAATAGTCATAAGGGAAAGTATAAGAACCATTAATTACCTCAAGAACATTGCCATCTTTATCTGTCTTTACAGGTATCAATGTAGAGTTTTTATCCCATGGCCATGCAAAAGATCTTCGATAAGCATCTAATTGATCTTCTGAGGATCCTGTCAAAGAGATGCCTAGCTTGGTAGCGCCAACAGGCAATACTGCTGTCATGGCTGTAATACCACTTAATCTTTCAATTCCTCTAGCCCTAAGCTCTGGATTATCACTAGCAATTTCTTTTATAGATCGTCCAACAATATTTCCAGTAGTTCTAATAATTTCAGCGGGGTAAGCAATGAAGTTACCCAATGGTAGTTTTCTCAACCCTTGGACAATTTCAGGAACTCTTGCGTAGTTAGGCACTACATCTCTAGTAACAAAGGCAGCTTCTTCTTTCAAAAAGTTTTCTAATTCATTTCGATTGAATTTAGAAATATCAATACTTTCTCTATTATAGTTGTCACCAAAACGAGCTTGAGCAATTTTCATTTGATCTAAAGTACTTGCTCTCATTGTAAAAGGATTGCCTTTAACTTGAGCTTTAGTAACCATAGCTTTTAATTTACTTAATTCTGTTTCGTAATTAAAAACTCTCCAAACATCATCACCGCTTTGATAAAGCTTGGCCATCATTCCGTCTTGTCTTCTTTGTAAAAAATTAAATGTATTTTTAAACATGCCAACTTCAGCGGCTTCATCAATTAAACTTCTTAACTCTCCTAATTGAGCTTGCTGGCCAACAACTCCTCGTTCAATATATTCTTCCCAAGTCTTTTTAAAATCAGGATCAGTTGGAGCTTTATCTTTTATGTTTTTAGAAATGGTTTCAAATGCTTCAGTAAGAGACTTGCCGTTTGGCACATTACCATTGGCTATAGAAAACCCCATAGCAGAAGTGACGTTTCTAATCTGACCAGTGGGATTGTAAACTGTCTTAGCCATTTGGCTTGCGCCTTTTAAACCTAAGAAGGTGCTGTACATAGCACCTAATACTGGGACTGATTGATACCAACTGCTGCCAGTTTTATCTAATGCTTCAAAGTATTCTCTTCTTACCCATTTTTTATTAAGTGGACCAAAATTTACTTCTCTTCCTTCTCCTCCAATCTGAATCCAATCAGGTCTTCCTCTTTTGTCTCTACGCAAAAATTCTTCAATGGGAGGTTCATCTAAAAATATTTTAGAGTTAGAAGGCAACGCATTGTTGTATTGATCAAGAGCTTTAAAATAATTTCCTTTAGAACTAATTGCTGCTTGTCTTGCTAGCGTTTCTTTTGTTTGTCCAAGCAATCCAATTTTTCTTTCTTCTAAACTAAGCTTTCTTCCAGCCATATCTCTACGACCAGTATACTCTCCTAGAAAATCTCTAATCGCTTCATCTTTTAATGTTCTTTCTTTAAGCGGTCCTTGCATAACAGAGGTCATTACTTTGTCATCGATAAGATCTTTTGGATTCATAGATGCGCTATTAAAACCATTCTTATTAATTAACTCATACAATTGAGCTCTAGCTTGAGATTCTGTAAGTTTTTCTCCTCCTTTAGAGGATATTTCCATCAAAGAATTTACCGCTTTTTTAGTTACTTCTTCAGTAGGTACATAATTATCTTGAAGAAAAATACGATACTGTCTTGTTCCATACATGCCAAGCTGACCAGTTATGGTCTCTGCCGCACCTTCAGGCAAGAATTCAGGATTTTCTAATAAATCTTTACTGTATTGAGTTATTAACTCTCTAGATCTTTTGGCAGATCTAAACAAACTGTATTCTGTTCTAATATTATCTACTTTAGTATTTACATTTAATTTATCGCTTTTAATAAATCCAAAGTCTTTATCCATTTCTATTAAGTCTTTTGCTGCTTTATTAAATGCCATATCGTCTGCTGGATATATGTAGTTATCTAATGCATCCATAACTCTATGAAGAGTCATTCCATTAGCTTTTCCAGATTCAGTGAGCACTTTAAATGTATTGTTTAATTCTTGTAGTGCGACATTATTTTTTTGTGCCATAGCAGCAAACTGAGTGCCTCTCAAAGCTTTTATTTCAGCAACAGTTTTGTCAGGGAGTTCGCCTCTAAAACGAACACTGGCTAATGCTTTACGAATTAATGGATTATTTTTTTCAATTTCTTTTACCGAGGCAGATACGGCAGAACCTAGTTCATTAACAGCACTTGCTGCTTGTTTAACGCCAGGGACTCTAGCAGCAACTTGTGCTGCATCTGCGCCTACATCAACAGCCGCTCTCAGTGCAATAGGAACTCCAGTCATAACGCCTAAAGCTTCAAGACCAACCATTCCTTTGTTATACAATTTAGCGTAAGCAAGTTCTTGACCTTCTAAGCTTTGAAGATCTTTAGTAGCAGTTGGTCCACCACCGAACCATGTATCCCCCATGGTTTGCATATCAGACTCAGCGGCTAACCCATCAGCCGAACCTAAAGCTAATGTTTTAGTTAAAGCGTTAGCGCCTTTAGTTGCTCTTAATACTGCTGCTCCGGGCAAACCAAATTGAAATAAAAGTTTAGGTATTTCTGCTGATAGACCAAGACCCTCTATGTCAGGAGCAAAAGTTTCTTGTATGGCTTGCATTTTATTTTCAATATCTTGACCTTCTTCTTCAGCGCCAAGAGCTTGCAATCCTAAACCTATAGCTGATCCTATTTCAGTGACCCCTGTTACCGCTCCAGCGGTAGCACCCCTACCAACACTGCCCCAGAATCCTATGTTTTCTTTTTCAAGAGAAGCTCCTGGCTGATAGTCAGGAGATGCTTTGTAAGCAATTTCTTTTTCTCTTAATTTAGATGCTAAGTTTTTTTCTCGAAGAATTAAATTTGCTTGATCTTCGCTTTTAGCATCGATAATTATGCTTTGTCCGTTATCTAAAACCCTATAGTATTGAGACATTAGTTATTATTATCTAGGGGCAAGAAGAGTAGATATGTCAACTCCTCCCAGAGCTTCCCTATATTTCCTTAAATCATCAATATTAATATTAGCATTAGGAAATGTTGCATTTAATTTTATTAATGTCTCTATATCTTGAGCATCTTTTATTCTAGTAAATAAGCTTTGAAGAACCATTCTGTCTACATCTTCTTCGCTTTGTCCTTCGTATGGTTGGACTAATGGTCTAATTAACTCAAACTGTTGTTGTAAATCTGATTTAGCATCTTCAGAAAGTTTAGTTAACTGAGCCTGCTCTAAGTCGTACTGCCTTGCACCTTCTGAAGCAGCGACAAGCGCATTGACTGGAGTGTATCCTTCAACAGGTTTTGCAGCAGCCATTAGGCCAGCCCTCACTCTAGGATCATCAAGCTTATCGAATGCAGTTCCTGCGACTCCTCTTAATCGAGAAAATGTTTTATCAAGCCAGCTCGTATTATCAGATTTAACTTCATCATCTTCTTCTTCTTTATCTGGTTTAGGTGGTATACTTCCTTGAGGAAGTGTTGTTGGATCAACTTCTTCGTTTGTTTCTGGATCAATTAATTTATTACCAAGCCAATATAACCCAGCACCCCCAAGACCATATTTAACGGTTTTTCCAAGCAAGCCTGGCTGTTTTTTCATACCTTCATCAATAACTTCGTCAGCTACATTTTTTACGGGCTTTTGTTGTTGTGCGTCTGTCTTAGTTTCAGTTTCATCTGTCTTAGTTTTAGACCCATCTGTTTTAGTTTTAGTCTCATTTTTTTTTGACGTTATAACTTTTGGAGGTTCGGCTTCAAACTCATCTAACTTTCCTTTATCTCCCTTTAATAGTCTTCCAAGTTTGTTACCAATAAATTTACCAAAATCTACAAAAATTCCATCTCTCGCTTTTAATGTAGCAACTCCACCGTTAGCGTAATTATTCATTTCGTCTGGTTCAGCCATGCCTTCAGCTATACCTTCTCCCACCGCAAATGGGAGTGATCCGATTCCTCTAGCAGCTTGCATTCTTCCAAGTCTTTCTAATGTTCCTTGAGGAATTGCTTTACGACTATACGCTCCAGAACCAGACAACAATCTATTTAATAATTTTGTTCCTTTGATTCCAGACTTACCAATCCTTCCTGCTAAGGCTGCTGGCGCACCTACTCCTGTCGCCGCAATCCCTAGTAAAGTGTTATCAACGACACTGGTTGGATCATAAATAAGATCAGTTATATCCCTTAAATTCATTCTTTCTTCGCCAGTGCCTAATTTGTATTCAGAAGGAGAAAAGTCAATAAAGTCTTCTTCAAAATAATCATCAGCATCAGGAAGATATTCTCCTATTATATCTGTAACTGCTTGCAATTCTTCAGGAGAATATTCTTCATAAGCATCTCCAAGCAATGAAGCAATGCCAGTGAATGGACTAGCGGCAAATTCCGTTATCTTTTCTAATCCTTCTCCAAAGTCTTCGCTTTTATCTGAAACATAAGAACCTAAATCGCTCAAAGCAGCCATTAATCTTTCAGATCGGTCGTCATCACTGACTTCATCGCCATCAGCGTACCCTCTTATAGGAGCTACTCCAGCCATAATTCCAGCGCCTTGCCTCATTTGAGGAGTTTGAAACATGGGTCTATTCATATATTGATTCATGCTTAATTCTCCTACTATGAAAACAAACTCTTCAATGAAGACAACGCACCCAAGCCGCTCATGAACGATGAAGGCTGTTGGTATCCAGCCTGGCTACCTATCTGACTTCCATAACCTTGCCTCATGGTTGCAGCATAAGGAGCAATACCTCCTAGAATTTGCATGCCTCTTTGCAATCTCATGTAAGGTTCATCAGCCATTTGAGTGGCAGCTTGGTATCTAGATGCAAATCCTCTATCCTGTATTCCTCTACCTGTTGCTCCCAAACCTTGCATGGTTCCAATCTGTCCCGTCAACATATCGTATCCTTGCTGTCCCAATCCAGCAATTCCAGCGGCCCCAGCACGTTGTCCAGCAGTACCCATTTGGTAAGCATTCATTGCTTGCCCATAAGCGTCTGAAGAGAGTCCTCCCATTCCAGATGCCGCTTGCTGCCTTCTACGTTGTGCGTCTTCAAAAGCGCTTTGAGCTAATTGTCTTCCTTGAATTCCTTGAGTTCCATACATTTGACCGCCTTGCAAAGATCTACCCATAGCGTCTTCAAATGCTGATTGCCTTAACTGCTGTCCTTGGCGACCATAAGAACCCATTCCTTGTGCTGCTCTAGCCCTAGCGTCTTGTTGTCTTCCGAACTCACCCATAGCAGCTTGTTGAGCTTGTTGATATCCTTGAGATCTAAGACCACCAACCGCTTCCATTAATCCTCTTCCGAGAGCCCTATCAGATTCTCCTTGCTGTAATCTGGATCGAGAACCGCCAAAAGCACCTTGACCAATCTCAGAAGCTCTTCTACCAATATCTGATTTAGCTCCGCTTTCTCTAATGTCTCTTATAGTTTGTTGAACTACAGAATCTTCGTATGGATTCATGTAAGCTTGAGTAGATCTGGGATCAAATCCTTGAGTGCTTTGTCGATACATACTGCCAACGTATGGATCATCAGTAGCACCACCAAACTGACCTTGACCTCCTGCTATATAAGAACTAACTGTTGGGTCTACATAACCTCGACCACCGCCAAACCCAACATCTGCTTGACCATAACTTGTTTGATATAAGTCTCTTGCGTCTGTATCCATATAAGAACGAGCATCACTAGGGTCAAATTGCCTAGCTCCTTGACGATACATTCTTTGAGCTTCATTTAACTGGCTACCAAAACCCCCAAGACCTCCAGCTAAATTACGAGCTTGTATCTCCATAGGAGAAAGGCCAGCAACTTGTTGTATTGGTATGGGTATACGTTGCGACATCATGCCGCTTTGAGTTGGACTTCCAAAATAAGCAGTGCCTAAATTTCTAGCAAGAGCTTCTAACCATGGCGCTCTTGATTCTTGTTCAAATTTAGGTAGCGGAGTTGTAGGTCCGGTTGTGTCAACAGTTTTTAAATCACTTTGAAGTAAATCGTCAAGCCATCCCATTACGCAACTCCCGCAGCTTTCATGCCTTTTCTCTGAAGTTTATACATTTCCTTTGCGCCTAATCTGCGCTGTTCTGCTTTGTCATTAGCTGGTGCGCCAGCCATACGACCAATACCTCTTAGAGCAGCAGCGTTAGTTACAAACTCGCCATCAGACAGCATGGCGGGTATATCATCTGACTTTTCTGTGCCTGGGCCTGATATCTGTCCATTTTTTCTAGGATACATTGCCCCGCCATCAGCCATGTCTTGTTGATTTCTTAAAAGTTCAGCTAATTCTTGAACAGTCATTCCTCTTGATGAAGCTTCTTTGTATGCCGATCCAACTGGGTCATTGGCAATTTGAACGGCTCGGCCAATCATATCAAAAATTGCATTGTTAAATTTAGGGGTTAACCCACCAAATCTTTCGTTACCTAAAAAATTACCTCCAGAAAAAGGATTTAAACTTCTTCCCCCCATGAGATCTGTATTTAATCCGCTTGGATCATTTGCAAAAGAAGCTAATCTACTTAATCCACCATCTCTAACTGCCATGCCGCCTCTGTAACCACCAGCATCTACTGGATCAGTTTTTTTGGCTCCTCCACCGCCGCCAGTAAAACTTCCTCCGACGCTTCCTCCACCGGATGAGGCACTACCGCCTCCACCACCACCGCCACGTTGTGTGTACTTAACAGCTCTATTTAATTGATCAGAAAGAGAACTTGTATTAAAACCTTCATCGTCAAAATAACTAGGAGCGTCAAATGCGCCACCTAAATTAAAATCACCTGATTCAACTGTTCCAGTGTAGTTAGGCGAGTTCCTAGTAGAACTATCAAATCTTCCAGTTACAATATCGTCACCAATGGACGGAGTATAAGTTGAAGAAAAAGGACTGCTTCCCAACAAGACTCCACTATAATCTAGTCCACCATATCCTGCATCGGGATTAACATTCATAAGATTTCCCGTGTACCCACGATCAACTTGATTTTGACTTGAGTTGTTAGAATCTAAATTGTTTAAAGCATTTCTCAAGAATGCAGCAGTTTCAACATCTGTATCTGAAAATTGATTTGTTTCATCTGCAATTGCTTGAGCAAGTGATTCTTGAGATAAAGGTTCAAATACATTATCTAATCTACTTAATAAATTAGGATCAATATTTGTAGCTCTTTCCATTGAAGCCCTAACATTTCTAGGCATGCGATCTTGTATAGCACTTATTGCTTGTCTTATTGCATTATCACCAGTTAACTTTCCAGTTTTTTCGTCATATTCTCTTAGTAATAAATTAGGTCTATTTTCAGCAACTGCATCTGCAACTCTATTTAATAAAGTTTTTATTCCATGAGTTCTTGTTCCATCTTCTGCAACTTTCTGCAACAAAAACCCAGGCCTATTTGGAGCTACTTTATCCGCAAAATATTCAGTAGCTCCTTTTACCATAGAAACTGGATCAGTAGCTCCTTGGCCTATTAATTTGCTAATTCCTTTAGATCTGTCATCTAAAATATTTCCTAATCTTTCAATAGGCCCACCGATTCCCGGAACTTTTTCTAAAGCTTTTAGTAAAAGACCGACACCTCCACCAGTAACTTTAGACAAAGCATCACCAAAGACAGGAACTGCTCCGAGGCCAGAGGTGGCAGAAAGAACATTACCTAAAAGGTTTTCAAATTCAGGATTTTTAAAAACCCGATCTCTAACATTGTAATCTCTACCGTATTGTAAATCTCTTCCCCTAATAGTTTTATCAGGATTAAAAAGATTTCTAATGCCTTCTCTAAAACCCCCTCTTTCACTCGAACCTTCTCCTGTTCTAGAGGTTCTGTTTAAGAATTGATTGGGGTCGTAAGAAGGTAAATCTAATCCATAATTAGAAATATAAGAATTTAAAACACTTGATGGGATTCCGCTAAAAGAATAATCATCTCTTTTAGCTTCACTATCAGGAACAATTCTTCCTATATTAGTTAGGTCTGGAATATATGAAGATCCAATGCCTGATGGGGTAGCAAAAAGACCAGGGTTATAATTAGCATATGGTTGGCCATATAATAAATCATAACCAGAACCCCTAGACCCTCCGGGCATATTATAATCTACAGGAGATCCATAAATACCAAAACCTTGATCTTCAAGCATTTGGTCATACGCACTTTTACCGGGCGAAAATTGATCTAGTGATGATTGCACTATATCATTAAAAGTTTCCTGCATAAGTTTTTGTGCAGCTTTTTCTTCTTCTGTTTTTGCTGTGTCTTCTGCCATTAAAGTATCAGCCTAACAAGAATAAAATCATCTAATAGCATATCATTTTTTTCCTTTTGTAGTCTTATTTTGTAAGACATGAAAAGAATTTAACATTTCCAGCGCCTACGAGCTTGTCTCAATCTAGAGTTAGGATCTTTCGCTGCTTTAGGAAACTTCTTCATTTGTCCTTCTGATCTTGCACAAAAAGATTTTCGCCTTCTAGCTCTTCTACCAGTTGGTTTATCTTCAGTAACAGCCGTTTGAAGTTTGCTTCCGGGGTTCTGCCTTCGATAAGCTCTAACTCCAGCTTCTGTCATACCAGCACCAGACTCAGTAGATCGAAAATTTTTCTTGTTCCTAGCTGGCATTTTTTCTTGCCTACGTTTAAGGCGAGTTTTAGGTTTAGATTTAGCTTCACCGCCACCATTAAATTCTTGTGCATAACGTCTAAACATTAGCTATACCTTGTTTTCTTTCTTCGATCTGACATTACTGCGCCACAACCTCGATGATTCCTTTTAGTAACAAAACAACCATCTTTTGCAAATGTCTTTACATTGGTAGGCTTGCCACCTACTCCTTGCTTTCTTGATCTTTTTCTTTTTACTGCGCTTGTGCGTTCAGAGGCCGTCATGGAATTTGCTTGAGATCGAGGCACACACTTTGGATATTTGCGCTTTGAGCCTTTTGCTTTAGAACGTCCACAAGCTTGGAACTTGCCATCTATTTTAGGCGCTCCAATATCGACCCAATCGCCTTTTGATCCTTTACCAAACCACTCTTTCAGGCTCATGTCAGACCTATCATCCTAGCTCTTTTAGCGACAAACCCACCTCCATTAAAGTTTCTTCTTCTGCCTCTTGCAGAAGCAGGAGATGTTGGTTTTTTGCCTTTAAAGTCTTTACGTTTTACACCAGAAGGATCTTTGATTTTTCCTGCACAAATTTTACTTGCATAAGCATTTGCATAAACACTTGGGTATACATCAAATTTACGTTTAGCCGCTTCTTTTCCTCTTTTACATAGTTTTGTCATAAACTCACCACTATTGAACCGTTTGTAGTAACTTGAACTGTGCCTATCTGCCCAGTCCCACTCAACCCAGATGTCTCTGGGTCAGTAATATAAATCCATGCAGTCCCACTCCAAATCTGTAGGTTGCCAATTGAACTATTCCATATGATATCACCAGCTTGGAATTTAAGTTCATCTAATTCTGATGCAGTAAACTGAGGCGTTTTGTCTGGATCAAACGCATCAAGGCTTAACTCAAGAAGCCTTACTGTCTTATTGTATGTGCCAGCAGCAACAACCTGATCTGTTTCAAATGGTAATCTGCCCTGTAAAAGCTTACTCATCTTCTACCATTTGGCCTGATATCAAGTCGAGTACCACCAACTCTAAATCCAACTCCCTCTCTTACACCAACGGCAGCATCATCATCTGATTCAAATCTAACCACAGCTTGTCGAGCTCTAGCTCTCATGTCTATCTTGGTGGTAGATGCAGTAAAGCTTGTGGTTTGATCTGTTGATAAAGAATCACCAGGATAGTTTCGTTCTTTTAAAACAACATTAATCTGTTGCCCACTTCCTCCGCTACCTGTGAATTTAACATCAGGAATCATGCGTTTAATAAACTGAAACTCTTCTCCATCACCTATATCAAAGTCAGCAGACTCAATGAACACGTTGTCCATTGGAGATCCATCATCATCATTGCCTGTTTCATGCTGATAAAGATAAGGAGTAGAACTGTCTTTCCCTGTTGCTCTTGGAAAAGAAACAATACCTTCATCTAACCAAGCTGTTCTTTCTAGTTGTCCAATGGCCCATGATTGTTCAACGTAGTTATAAGTGACATATCGATCAATTGAGGTTGTTCCAGAAGAACAATAAAACCAACCGACTTCATTGAACTGTTTGTTTAAGAAAGCAAAGAACTGATATGCCTGACCCTCTTCTAGATCATCAAACACATACGAATGAACACTACATGGGACCGGAGATACCGCTCCTGTATAGGTGTAGAATCCTTTTTTGTCCATCCAGAACACACCGGATGGAGTATTGATTGCAGCATTAGGTCCAATCAAACTAACGCCTTCATTAATTAGATTCAAACCAAACGTAAGCGGTGGGCCTACGAATTGTAGGCTATACAAAGCTACATCTGTCCAAATCAAAGTTTCTTGTCTTGCCCTAAGTCCTCCAATGATTTCTGATCCTGCGGAACACCGCAAAGAACCAGCCGTATTATCTGATTTAGGCTCCCACTCTGCTGGGTTTTCTTGATCTGAAAAAGCAATTAACAATGGATCAATTGAGCCAGATCGAGAACCACCACTGATTGGGTCAGCACCCAAGACAATAACGTGCCGATCTACATCAGACACCAACACTTGCAATCCTTTTGTTGGGGTAAGGTTAGCGCCTGTCAACGCACTCAACGCAACGGCTCTGTCTGTACCAAGAGTTTTTGCGCTAGTGTCCCAGTAATAAACACCACCCGCACGGACGTTGGCAATCAAGTCCTCGCCAAAACTATCGAAAGACCAAAGTCTTAATTGATTCAGATTACTAAGCGAACTGGTAGAACCCCAAGTTCCACCGCCCCAGGTTCCAGAACCCCAACCTGTGCCATCAACAAATACATCAAGACCAACATTGATCTGGTAAGCACCAACAGTAGACCCTCCACCGTTACCGCTATCACTAGCATTTGCAGTTACTGTTGCGCCACTCGTATCTTTGGCAGTAATGGTGTAAGTGCTGGTAGAAGGCACAGTCGCTATCTCGTACTCTTGGTTTATGACCGCTGCTACGACATTACCTCCCAGTGATGCTGCCCCACTGAAAGTAACGAAGTCACCCTGTGAAGCGCCATGAGCAGTATCAGTGACAGTTAATGTGCTTGATCCGTCAGTCGCTGCAAATGTTACATCTCCAGCAGCAGTGGTACTGCGAATTGGTGTAATGTCATTGAAGTTTGTGCCTTCCTGTATATAAAGCTTGGTTCGCGTGCCAAGACCAAGAAGCTTTGTGCCAGCCAGATCAACCCAGCCTAATAGCTTTCTGCCTGTGCCGTTATAAGAAGTCTGAATTACCTTTGTCCAACCACCTATTTTTTCGGCAAAGCCTTTGCGAAACCTGACTAGGTTACCGTCAAACCAACCGCCCTCTGCGGTATAATCGGTTCCTTCTTTATTGATGCCAGGATTAAACAAAAACTTTTGAAGAGGCATTACTGATATTCTCCTGTTCGTATCATTTCAGTAACTTCTGGTGCGCGACCTTTTACTTGTTCAGCCCACCTGCTATCCATAAATTCATCAGCAGCACGGTCATAATCTTCAGAAGCCATAGCATCTAAAGCTTTCTCAAATCCTCTTAATCTGGTCTGACCAAGATTAAACGACATGTCTATCATGGCATGCTGTCTTGCCTCATTAAGACCACCAAACCAATAGTACTCATCAGAGAGTTCTTCTTTTACACGTTTTATATCGTTATCTAACAAGTAATCGACCTCATCATCAGAAAGGCCCAAGCCAGAGTCTGCGATATTGCGTCCTACGCCTATCGTTTCGTAGCCTTCACTGCATAGATACACAAAGTTTTTAACACCCTCATGCCTTCTAAGCATTTCTCTTAATTTGTCACTCATTAGTCTCAGTCTCTTGGTTATCTAATTCGCGGTAATATTTTAAAATACTCAACACTTGACGCAAATACCTTTTTACTTCAGCCATATTGGTAGAAAGGTTCTCGTATCCTTTTGTCGTTAACGCATACCACGCATTGGTTGGTGCGTTCCCTTCGTTCAAGTCATCAAGATATTCCTGCATAAGTTCTGGGTTTAGCACGGTCCATTCTACTGGAACAGGATTTATTTGATTAGGCAATGGGGGGTGATAGGTAGGTGCTTTTTTTACTACCGTTACTACTTCTACAGGTTGTACTTCAGGAATGTCCCGACTCGAACCTAGTATAGAGCAGCCGCTAACTAGCAGTAGAGTTAGAAATAATAATATCTTCATCGAACTGCGCTTCATCGGTAATAACTTTAAGATCATTGAGTACTGACTTCGTACCACGATTGATAATATTCTCTATTAGCTTTGGCTTCCTGATGGACAATACATCCATGGAATGCCGTGAGAACTTTTTTCTGATATCTGTGACCTCATTCTGAGCTATCATATTTTCTTTCTGCAATCTCTCTACTTGAGACATCATGAGCTCATGGTTTTGAATGGTTTCTTTTAGGTTCTCGTTTTGTTTCTTAATGGTTCCTTCAAGCATTTTTTGGTTTTGAATTGACTGTTCAAGTTGCAAATGAAATGACTCTATTTCAGCTTGAGTCTTATCGTAATACATCTTGAATGAGCCTGCTAAAAGTAATAAACCTAACCCTAATCCTGCGCTAATCTGCCACATAGTTTACTCTTGGTTATGGGATTTCAGTTGTTGTTGTCGAATCCATTCTTTAATTTTTTTTTATCTACAGTTTTTTGCTGTGCTTGTTTAGCCATCATTTAAAAATCAATATGATCCCTCCAATTAAAATAAATGCACATAATAAGCCAATTGCCGTAACGCCCATTATGACCCAAATTTGTTGGATCATTTTTTTCCTAGCTGCTGCTCTCGCCTTGATCGCCTCCATCTGTCGTTTATGGTTAGCTTTCTGCCTAGCCTTAGCTTCATCCCATCTTTGCAACAAAGCTGGATCATGTATTACAAGCATATCATGCAATGACTTTTCCCATTGATCACGACGATGTTTAATGCTTTCTAACTTTAGCAACTCTTGTGAGCTAAGGTTATTAATTATCGAGTCTTTCTTTTCACGCTCAAAAGAATCGAGCGCGTCACTAAACCCTTGCATCAACTCAACCGCTTTTGCAGCACCATCACCCACTTCATTCAATTTATTTATTGCGGTAGATATTGTAGACAGGATCGCTCCTGCCGCTGCAACTGATTCA